CCAAACAGTCCATCACTTGTGACACCGATAATGGCTTGTCCTGCTCTGATTTGTCCTTGTTCTGATGAGTTGAGTTGGTTTGTAACACGGATAATCTCCTCTTCTAGTTGTGCTATTTGTTCTAGTAAAGGTTCAACACCGCTTGAGTCTGCATCTAAGTTTTCTATTTTAGATTCATACTCCCTTGCGCTTTGTTCTAAACGTAAAACTTCTGCTTGTATACTTGTAAGTTGATCTTCGTACGGTTTAGTACGTGTTGAGTCTGTTGCTCTTGCATCAGCAATGGTTTGGTTTTGTTGTTGTATAGCAGGCTGTATGCGTTCAAACGCTAGATCTATACGTCCTTGTTCTTTGTCAATCTGTGCTTGTATTGTTGCGTCTGCACCAGTTTCACTATTTTCTAACTGTGCAATGCGTGTATTGGCACGAGTAACGATAGCGTTCTGTCTATCAATCTCAGCAGTAATACTTTCTACTCTAGCAACACTTTCTTCGCTTGCACTTGTTTGTTCAATGTGTGCTTTAGATAAAAAACCAAAAATACCCATGCTTGTAATAAACATGAGTACAACTACTGAAATAGAAAGGTAACTCTTAAGCCACCAAGTAGCTTGTTTCCAGTATCGGTGTAACCATACTGCTGTAACAAGTTTAGCTATTTCAAGTGTGCCGCCCATAATCATAATAGGCAGGGCCGCTGCCGCAAAAATAGCTACAAGGCCAGCGACTGAATAGTATATTGCCACAGCACTGATACATAACGCTGTGATTAATGTTAGTATACCTAAGAACATAGTTATATATTTAACCCCATTTGAACTCCAAATAAAGCACAGCTATTAGTCAGACCAGCGATAATATACATGATCACCTATTTTTCCGACTAATTGTAGTGAACTAGCCCACCTAGGCTCAACATAATCAGCATGATAGTGCGTTGCACCTTCTGTTAAACCACGGAACTCTCCATAGTTTATTATTTTATATGCGTTTGCTTGTGCAGACATCCATGCGTCAGTATCTCGTGGTTCGTCGGGTTTGCCGTCACAATACCAGCTAAACTGACAACGATTGCGGATAGGCACTGGCTTTCCTGTTTTCCAACTCGGCTTATGTTCACCTTGATATACTACAGTACATACTGAATTTGGATAACGTCGATCTTGTACTCTATTTAGAACTACATCTGCTACAGCCATCTGATCCGCAAAATTTGATCCCCTAGCTTCATAGTAAATATTTAGAGCCATACAATATTCTTCTGGGTATTCTTCTTTAGCGTATAAACTTTCACCTAGAACAATATTCGCAAAGGTGACAAGTATCCCTGTCATTAATAATGTTTTCATGATTGCCTCGTTTGTTTAGCGCCGCATCTTTGCGATGTCTTTGGCTTGTGATGTACCACGCATAACCGGTACTGCGTTTGACTTGTGCATTGTTGCAATGCCTACAATTAAGTCGCCTGTATATTTAGGATTTTCTTTCTTTGTAGCTACACCTACGCCATCGCCATGACTAGGAATATGTGCTGTAGATCTGTAGTTAGGATTCTCTCTTGGAACATATGTTTCAAAGCTAGATGTTTTCTTTTTGCGTGTAGTGTGTTCGCCACGTACATAAGAAAGATACTGTTCGAACGTATCGAACTGTGCCGAATGGCAGTTGTTTCTACGCATCTGCTTGTTGTGCGCTCGCCAATCTTGTTCTAGTTTAAGTCGTTGATTATCTGTGATCTTTTTTGCCTTACGTTTCTTATAATTAGTAGTTGTTAGGTAAGGACCTACCAGCGACATCGTCATAAAAAAACTCCTGCTATTGTTAAACTGTATAAACAGTATAGCAGAAGTTAGTGTAGTTGTCAACCTTTTTATTCTGATATATCTTTGTCGCCAAATTCTTCTGCTATAAACTGTCCAAATGCTTCGCCTATTATCCATATGAACACAAGAACGTAAGCTAGAACAATAAGAACTATTGGTATAACTATTATTTGTAACCACAAAGGTTTGTCTTTTATCCAATATATAAATTTTTTGATTTTGTTCTTTATACCTTCAAGAAAGAAATGGCCAATAGTCCATCTAAGAATTCGCATAACAATTAATACAGGTGATGAGATAACTTCAAATAACAAAAGGAAGGCGTCAACTGCTAAGTCAACCAAATGATCAATGTTAGCCCATTTTTTAAATTTTTGCCACATAGTAGATCTCCCTCTACTATTTATAGCCAAAAAGAAAGGGGCAAGTTTCCCTGCCCCTTAATTACGTTTACTTAATGTACGCCGTGTGGTAGTTTAGAATAGTCAACCATGTAATAGCCCGACTTGTGCATTTCAACTGCATCAGCATATTTTGTATCAAGTAATTCTTGAGCCATTGCGCCTTTTTGTACAGTTTCTTTGTCCCATACGTAGTTGTAAGTGTATGTATTAATGTCTGCAACTTTGCCTGCAAATTTAACATTCTCTTTTAACCGTACATCTGAGAACCACTTCTTAACTTTTCTGCCAGCACTCTTAGCTGCATTTGCTGTTGCATTTGCTGCATCTGTTGCCGCCTTTTCTGCTGCTCTTGCTGCATCGTTAATTGCTTTATTAGCTGCATTAATAGCATTATTACATTGATTGATTGCACTGTTACATGCATTAATTGTTGAATTAGCAGCATTCATTGCATTCTGTGCCGACACAACTTCTGATGTCCATTTAGCTGCTTCGTTTCCCCAATGTGCTACGGAGTTTGCTGCATTGCTAATTTCATTTGTTGCAGCATTTACTGCATCTTCAGTAGTGTGTACTGCTTGGTTAGCTGCGTTTAATCCTGCTTCTGCGGCTGCTTGCGAATCTTGTGCAATACTTAATGCCATATTTGCAGCTTTCATAGCTTCGTCGTGGGCATCATCTAAGTGGCCTGTGATATAGTCTGTTGCTTCGTCAATTGTGCCGCCTGCATCTAAGATAGCATTAGCACCATCAATGACTGGATTCATATCAATGTTTACGTCTACATCAGCATCTAATCCAATTAATACTGCTGCCTTACCGCTAATACCAAGTGACACTGTATTATCTTCAAACGTTGCATGAGCTTCACCAGAAATACCTACTTGTGCGCCAATTGATGCACCTACTTCGCCGCTTGCTTCAACGTTACCAACGTGTGCTGTGCCACTTGCGTCAGCGCCTACATTTGCGCCTGCAATTGCGCCTCCTTCTACTGATGCACCGTGTTTACCAACACTTGCACTACCGCCAGCTTGTGCATATGCTTCCGCATGTACGCCAGCTTCACCTTCGGCACCTGCATCAATACTTACATCACCTAGTGGCGTATCTAAGCCTACTTCAGCATCTGCTGATCCTGATACACCTGCTTCTGCTCTTGCACTTACTCCAACTTCTGCGGCTGCTGTTGCATCGCTGCCATCCCAGCCTCCACTAGCATTTGCATGTGCTTCTGCTTCTGCACTTGCATGTGCTTCTGCTTCCGCGCTAGTGTTTGCATGAGCTGTTCCAATGCCGCCTAAGTCTTGTTCTGCATGTGCTTCTGCGCCTGTGCTTGCACTTGCTTCTGCGCTTGCATGTGCTTCTGCACCTGCTGCAAATGAACTGTCAGTAACTTCTGCACCGGCACTTGCTCCGGCTTCTGCTGTTGCACTTGCTTCAGCATGTGCGCTTGCACCTACTTGATCGTTTCCCGCTTTAGCACTAGTGCTAGTTTCAGCATATTGAATGACATGCACACTATATTGTGGTTGAGCTACTTGTTGAACATTTGCTTGTGCATTTAATACTGCTTCGTGTGCAGCATCGTATTCTTCAGACTTAGCTCTTTGATCTGCTAATGCAGCATCATGATCAGCTTGTGCTTGATTATAATGTGCTTGTGCATGTTTTTGATCTTCTTGTGCTACATGCTGCTCTCTTTCAGCATTTGCTTTGTTATCGCTTGCTGATGTTTTTTGTTGAGATGCAGCTTTTAATTGATTTTCAGCATCTCTTTTTTTACTAGATTCTTGATTTTTACGATTTTGGGCATTTGCCTTATCTTGTTCTGCACTCATTTAAGATATCTCCTATTTTTTGTTTTCCATAAGCTGAACTGCTTTATCATACTCACTTCTACTTATAACTTCTTCACGTAGTAGCTTCTCTCTATTGGCTAGATGCTTCATGGTAATTTCTTTCTTTGATCCGCCAAAGTATGCTACAGCGTGTCCTTCTTCAACTAGGATATCTGTTACTAACTTTGTCTCTCCGTTGTAGTCTACTTTAAAATCTCCTAAGATGCGTCCAAACTTGCCCTTCATGTCTTCGCCTTTGCGATCTTCAGTAGTAATAAGTTTGCCTCCGTGTTTCATAAGTTCTTTCAAACGTGCTTTTGCTGCTTCACCAAACAAATCTTCTACTTTATCTCTTGTGCGCGACTCCGGAGTGTCGATACCCATTACGCGAACACGTTCATCTGTTAGTGTAACTCCAAATCCTAGATCAATATCTACATCTACTGTGTCGCCGTCTACTACTTTAACGACTCTTACATCATATTCGTTTTGTTGCATAATTTTTGCCCTTTATTAGCTTAATTTCTTTTTGATCCATAAGATAGTAGCATAAACTACAATACCATAGACTGTTGCGAGAGCAATATCTACTACATGCTCTCGCATGTCATATATAAATTGTATCCCTGCTTGTACATCACCTTCAGACATTTGCTTCTCCTTATAACTACGTATATTTAGTCACAAAAAAAGCAACCCTAAAGGTTGCTTTTTGTTATATAAAATTTAATATATTGTTATTAGAAACTAAACGTTGTCATTAATTTGATTTCACCGCGTTCTTCTGCTTCTAGGTCATATGATGTTGTTGCTTCTAATTCAATGCTGTCTGTCAAACCATAAGTTACACCAAAATCAACCACTGGAAGATGATCGAACTCATCATCAAATGTTACTTTATTGTCATTGTCCCAAATATTCAACATTGTGCCCATTGTGAAGTTAGCCATGCCAAATGCATAACCTAATTCTGGCTCAATTGTCATTGTTGTTGTTTCTGCATCCACCATATGTGTTGCTACAACGTCTGTGTTAAGAGTAACACCAGTTGTACCTAAGTCAACTGCTCCTGCTACTGTTGCTGATGCAGCCAACGCGGCTGCTGCGATAAATACTGTACGCATTATAATACCTTTCAAGTTGTAATGTCATAAAAAAGGGCAAGTTCACGCTTGCCCTTTGACGTTTTATTTACACTAGTAATCTATGTTGTTGTTCGCTTTAGAGCGTATTTTGAGAAGTTAAGATATACTTGTTACTCATTTGCAACACTATCCTCCCGGTACAAATTCTTTAGGAGTATACCAAACCTTTTGATTGTGTATACGTCCTAGCAGTTCTTGTATCTCACGCATTTCTGCTCTTAACTGTTCGCTGGTATCACCTTGAGCAATGGCTAAACCTCTACGGCCAGCCTTTGCTCTTAGTGCTTGTTCGATAACCTCAATATCTCTTACTGTAAGTTCAAAGTTATTATTAGGTTTCAATCTGTGTCTCCTATACAAAAGAAAGCACCCGAAGGTGCTTTCCTGCTATGTTTGGTAACAAGGTCTAACTACCTCGTAGCTGCCCTTAGGCTGCTAATGAATAATTTGCGTTTGCAATTATTAAGTTTGTTCGCGGTAACGGCGCTTACATCCCGGTAACTCCACTCATCTAATAGTTCGCCAATCGATCCCAACTCTACCCCATCAAAAACACACTACTTGCAGTATCTTCCTCTGCGTAACCTCTATGGTAGGAGGTAACTTAGTTTATTCGTAGCCTTGCCACTTCTAGTTCAAAGCAGTGTGTTTATGGTGGAGTAGCCGGGATTCGAACCCGGGTCTTGCTCGCCGTTCAACTTGTTTCAACGTTACATACTATTTATAACACAAGTAATACTAGATGTCAACCTCTATTTCAATAACAGATGTTTGTTCACCTTTCTTTTTTAGTCTAGCCATTTCTGGATCTTCATCAATAAACCAGAAATACAAAAGTAATACTACGTTTGTGAGTATTCGCTTATAGTGATAGGAGAAGTCCTAAACACGATAAACTAACAACAAATTCAATCTTTTCAAATGTAGTCATATCTATCTCCCTAATTGTTATGTTATACTATAACACAGTTTGATATTTTTGTCTACCTTTAATCGTAGTGTCCGCCAAGTACTGCTACTTTTTGAATATCTATTTGTAGCATCTCTGCTTCACGAGCTTTCCATGCTTGTTCAAACCCACGTTCGTATTCGCTTAAACATTGAGATTCGTTATTCCACAAACGTTTGAAATAACTTTCATAGTAACCTTCTACAATATCGTCTGGCTCCGATATGGGGATTAGGTGACCTTTAACTAACCAAAAAAGTCTGTTGGCTTCTTTTCTCACAAATGGACTGCACACTGTAGGACCTCCTTTGTTTATATCTATATTTACAAATTAAGTGTAGTTAGTGCGCTAACATCTAATCCTTTTGATGCCTTTTGTTTTTCAGACTCACCCTCTGGGCGTATTGGTCGTAACCAACTATCAGCGATATATGCTCGAGGACTTGGACCTAGTTGTATATCTATATCATCTGCTTCTATCCACCAGTAGTGGTCTGCAACAGGTGCCTGACAAACTAACCCTCTAAACTGAAATTGTTCGCGTTCGCTAAACTTTCCAATATACTCTGTTACATCTACAATTCTTCCAACATTTTTTGGATTTATTGAAAATACAATTACTGCTTTGTCGCCTTGTTGGCAATTCATTTGATAATCCTTATCATTTGTTCTTTTGGGTCTGATCCATCATAAGGATAGTTTCCTTCCCATTTGCTGCACCGCGGCTGGCTTGTGCATTCTCTACAGTGTGGTACATAAACTATTTCACCGTCTTTACGGGTGACGTTACCATCGTAACTATAGCCATTTGTGTCCCATTTAATATCGCCTATTGCGTCTTTCATATCTTTTACAGTTTTGATATTATCAATTACTTGCTGTGGAATTTCAGGATGTACGTTTTTATGCCAATAGTTAATAACATTTGGAACATTTTCATCTTTACCAAAAAATATAAAATTTTCACATGCTCCTGAATCAATCCACGGAGGTTCTTTGTCGTCATAGTGTATTGCTTTTGCAGGACATTTAACAATACAATCATCACAACCTTCGCAATGTTTCCAAAGTCCGTAGTTACGTTTTTTACTTCTATCAGGATAATTTACAATAGTAGGTTGGAAACTTATCATGCATACATGACAATCAAATCCAAACTTGAAACTATAAACAAGACTATTTTTTGCTCGAACACCTAAACCTGCATGTATTACTGCCTGTTTGTAATTAGTGTAAGAAGGATACCAGCCAACAATGCCGCTATTTGACATAATGTCTTTGGCTTCGTCGTAATGACTGTAATCCCATGTATGACCTGTTTTTACTAGGACTACTGAATTAAATAGATTTTTGAAATGTGTATTATTTGTGTAGTCTACACCATACACATGAAATTTATTCTTAACTGGTGAATGTGCGCATTGTAATAAATGTTCGGGACTAAGATATCCAACGTCCCATGTGTCGTCAAATAGTTTTCTTATATCTTCAAAGTCAATAGTTTCTTGCATATCATAGGTCTAAATCTAAAAGATGGAGGCCTTCTCTAATATTGCCTTTTATAAAACTATTAAATGCAAGTGTTGTTCGCAAATGTTTTCCTTGTGTTGGTGCAACACTATGAGTAATCTTAGACGGAAATAAAACTATATCTCCTGTTGCTACAGGAATATTTGCCATCTGCGCATTCCATAAGTTTGTATTTTCAGGTGCGGTTGGAATATAGATTTGCTGAAATTCTTTTTTGTGTAGAATAAGAGCATCTTGGTTTCTGTCTGCACTAAAATAAAGACAACCTGATACTAAGCTATTTTGATGTTGGTGCTCGTGGAAATGTTGTCCAGGTGTTAGCCAGCTAAACCAACTTTGAGTAATATATATTTCTAAGTCATTATGGGGTGCATATACTTCATGTAGATATTCATCTAATTTTTGTTGTATAAACTGTCGTATATTAGATAACTCAGGCCTATTTAAGACATACTGATCTGATCCCATCATGTTGCCAATATTATGCATAGCAACTTCAAATTCTTGCTCGCAAAGTTTGGTTTCTTCTTCTGTAAACTCTCTGCCAATATTATCTACTGACACAGCCGAAGGAAATACATCTACATATGGCATGTTAGTCCTCTGTCTTTTTCTTTTTCTTTCTGCCGTAGAAACCTTTTGTTACTTCTACGTGTTCCGATCTTTGGTTGTATTCAAACTTAGTTGGCTCGTTTTTCTTTAGCCATTCGTCGATTAGTTTTTGCGTTTTTGGGCTGTGTTTCCTTGAAACAGGATTCATTTTATTATCTTTCTTACCAAAAATTAAGTACTCGTCCATTACCAATAATAATCATTGAGCATGTAACAACATGCAGTAGCACCCACGCTGTACGAATAAGTGCTACTGCATCTGCTCTATCATCCTCGTCGTATGCTTTTTGTCCTATTGCTTTACACCAATATTCCCACATACGTCCGATCATTACATTGCGTTCTTTTTTTCAATGATTTCTTTGCGGCGCTCTTTAGTAAGTTTGCCTAAATCACCTAATGCTGAACGTGCTCGTGTTGCAGCAGCTTTTACACCTTTACCTTCAAAAGTTTCATGCTCTTTTAGATAATTGTTAAATGCTTGTACAATTTCTTCGTGTGTCGGTTGTGACATTATTTTTCTCCTGTTATGTGATTATAAATTTCCTTCCAGCTAACTACCTTAGTCATGCCTTTGGGAATGTCGTCGTGCATATTGAATCCATGCTCGATAAGTATCGGCTTTAGACCTAAGTCTAAACCTGTTACTGCGTTAGATAGTTTGTCTTCAATCCAGTACAAGCCTGAATCTTTATACGGTTCTAGTGCTTCGTCTTTATCTGCACCTGTAGCTAAACAAACTAATTCTTCAAATGCTGTTTCACCAAACAGCTTTTCCAAATTCATTTTACGAAGTTTATATGCATTTTTGTCTGTAGACAAACTTGTAATGCAACGGAATACATATCCGTGTTCTTCGTGTAATCTTTTAACGTAATACATCGCATCACGTAATGCTGGTAGGAACCCAATTGCAGCACTCTCGTTAAATTGCTTAACAAGTCTATGCCCCATATTATTAGATTCTAAATTAAAACGCTTACCAATGTCATATAAAAAGTTTGCGTCTTCTACTTGCGTATGTCCGTGTTGCTCCATCCAGACTGTAAATGCATACTCCCAATTAAGAAGTACGCCATCTGCGTCTGTTAATATTACTTTGTTATTGTATTTCATATTTTGCCTATTATTAAATTATAAACTATAATAACATACAAAATAGTAGTTGTCAACCATTATCACTAGAACGTATAACCATTGTTTTCTAGTATAGGTTTATATTGTTGTATTTGTCCTGTAAAACTGCCATTAGGACCCCAGTGGCGCTTTGGACCTATATCAAGATGTACGAAGTTTGAATAACAACCTATTCCTGTAAATCCTGCATTTATAGCCTGTTGTATGAAATCAATACGCACTTGAACATTAGTAGTGTCCCAAAGAATATCTACCGCATTGCCCTCCATGTGTTGACTTTTCTTTGCGCCGCCTACTCGTGTATTATAAGCGGGCGAACGATATCCGCATGTAATTCGTATAGGCCTTTTTATTTTATTCTTTGCTAAGTCATATAGTTTATCCCATACTTCATCTTTAATAGAATCACTGACATGAGGTAAAAAGTTTAACCATTCAGTAACTGGTTTTGTTGTTTCTATTGGAGGAGTGCCCTCATCTGATCCAACTCCTGCTGCGTCAGAACCTGGTGCAGCAATGACTCCTGACTCTCCAGTTGTTGGACTAACTCCGTTAGGACTTCCGCCGCCAAACGATTCTAGTTGTTCATTTATTTCAGGATCATTTCCTTCAGCAAGTTCAGCAGAATAACCTGACAATATTGCTCTAGCGTCTTCATCCGATAAACCAACAATGTTATCAACACCTAACGTATCAGCCACGCCGCCGCCTAGCGTTGGACCACCATTTACAAAAACGCCTTCGGCACCAGTTTGTGCGCTGTCGCCTGCGCTATCAATATCACCTACTCTATGTACTGCTGGCATATTATACTCCTGTTGTTGAATCACCTAAAAAGTCTGTTAGTGGTTCTAGTGCGCTTGTTAACAAAGTAAGAACTCCTAATTGATTGTTGTCAGACCCTGCTATAGGCGCTGCATCTTCTGGTTGCCAAGCTATTAAATTATCTCTATTAACATCAAACGTTGTTGGGTCTAAAGCCCAGTCTAATGTGGTGCTTTCCATAACCATTGCAGTATTAATATAATAATCTTTAGTAACTACTGGAAACAGCATTGTGTCTGTACGAGCTTCTGAGACATCAAAACACTGTTGGCATTTTAACACAGTGTCAAATCCTGTAATAAACATAGGCACACCGGCTACATTAGTTTGTGGTGCTCCGCCTGGTATACTACTAATCCATATCACAGGAACAATTTCATTTCCTGCTCCGTCGGTGTTAGTTACTACTTCACCTTGAGTGGGAGTTTTTAGAGAAATTTGAAAATCAGTATTAATATTTTCTTTACCAAAGGAAAAAGGATAAACTAAGATTTTTCCATCTAATGGCAAATACCATGCTCTTGGTACATCAGTAGTTATAGGTTCTAAACTATCAAAACCTATGTCAGGACTTATAAATCCTTCTGTTACATCAGGATATCGGCTGCCTCCATAAGTAGATAGTCTTACATTTTGTGGAACTTGATTAGACCATGCTTCTCCAAGATAAGGTAACATAGTATCTTGGCTTTTTACTGGTCCAGCTTCTTCTGCTGCATCATCGGTTGCTGCTTGATTAATGATAACAGTTTCATCTTTACCAATTACTAGCCTAGTAGCTGGTTCAAATGTTCCTTTGAATACTTTACTACCATAAAGTTGCTCAAATCCAACTTGATACACAAAGTTATTACCAAATTTGGCATACCTTATTATGTTTGCTGCTGGATACTTAGTTGCAAAGTTTGGATTTGGTACTAATGTATTTGCATTGTTAAAATATACACCATTTACAGGTGTAAATGTTGGCGTTGGATCTGAGTAGGGAACTTCTTTTGCTATTTCCCACGGCAAGTAATCAACAGCTTCTACAGATTCTCTTGTAAAGAATCCTCCTAAAAAGTCTGTGTATTTTGCAATCTGTACATCTATTTTTTCACCAGCAAATAAAGTAGGAGTGTTAGATCCAGGTTGATATGTTATTATGTACGAGTCTGGGTATGATGTAACTACTCTAAATTTATCGACTAACAAACTAACGTCATTGTAAATAAAATTATCAAAAGCAGCAGTTCCTGGCTCTGAAGCTAAAATAGTTCCGATTTGGGAGCCGGCGTCATAGTCTGTAAATGTAGTGTTATTATTAAACACAAGAGCCATATTTACAAATCTAACTTCTGCAATATTTGTAGGTGGATTAATTAAATCTAACTTCATTTCAACTCCGCCCGACGCAGAATTCCCTACCCAGCTTAGAGGATAATTAACATCATCAAAATAGTCATATGTGCCTTGCCAATACTTTTGATCATTAATTAAACGGACCTTATTGTAGTAAGTTGTGTTAACCTGAGTTACAATATAATTCCGTCCTGCTCCATTAGACGGTCCGCCCGGAGTATCACTTACCCACATAACTAAACGTACATCATTTTGTGTAAATGTTGGTGAGTTGAAATTAATTGCCCTTGTATTACTGTCCCATGATACATACCCATACTGCTCAAATTTCTCATCTGAGTAAGTATCATCAGCAGATATTGGAGGTACTGTAAGTCCTATACTTATTTTAGGTGGTAAAAACACATTCTCTTGAAGTTCATCTACTATGTTCTGTGGCGTAAACGTATCTTCTAAAAGGTAATTGTGAGGATTAGTTAAAGTTGAATAACTATCTCCTAAGAATGTGTACTTATCATTATAAGAACTTCTAGGTATAAAATCAACTTCTTTTTCTAAAAAACTATCATTGCCAAGTCCGCTAGGACCTATGCGTGACGGTGGATATCCGGCGCTGAATATCATTTTATCTACTAATACTTGCATTGAGTTTGGTATAATATAAGATTCAAACTCACTTGTACCTGGCTGCTCTTTTATTCCGCCAGCCTCAAGAATAGTTTCTTCAACCCAAGCAGTGTTAAAGAATCTTAGTTCTCCACCTGGAGTATTACAAATTCCAGCGTTTAATATATTATTCCAAGTTTCACCTCCATACGCACCAGAGAAAACTCCCGGATCTCCACTCCAGTAAAGTCTTTCAAACCGGCCAGCCGCCCTTGCAAAAACTGTATAAGTAGAACCATTTGGTGTTGCAATTGGTGTTCCTCCTGGGGTTTCTGAAATCCAAGCTACACCTATAAAATCATTCTCAGACCCAGTGCTACCGACAAATGCTCTATTTGAACCTATTTGAAATGTTCCATATTTTTCTAGATTGTCCCTATTAGTCGGATCACTAGGCACAACATAAGGTAAAGTAAATGGTATAGATAATCTTTGGTCAAACTCGACGTCAGTAGCATAAATGCTATTGCCATTAAAAGGATTTGTGCCTACAATCCAGCTAGGATCACTAAATCCCACTTTATCTGCTATTGTGTAATTAAACGGATTAGGAGCACTTTGGAAGGGCAGCTGATCATATGCTCCATTGTAGCTACTAGGTCCAAGACCAGTGCCGTCTGCGCCTTCCATACTAACATTATCAATTTGTTGATAAGATGGTGTTGATCCATCTTTTGGCGTTGTGAATGTATATATAAAGAACAGCCGATACGGAGTACCTGTAGCAGAAAGATATCTCTCGCCTTGAAATTGCTCTTCTTTCCATGCGCTAGGAGTTTCACCATTACTAACATACTTCAACTTATATTTGTGTCTTCTTCCGTCTATAAAGTTTTTTGCAAAATACGATCTTTCTTCGCCGAAAGCTGTAAACTTGCTGTCAATAATACTCATGTCGATCATACGCCAGAGCTGAGAATCGTCAAAAGAATCTAGACCAAAGAAATCTATTAGTTCACTTTCATTAATTCTAATTGCTGTAAACGCTCTGTCTGGGAAATTTTCATCAGCTAATCCTATAATTTCTTCATTAAAAGCAACGTTTGTGAATTGGCCAAGCGCCGGCGAACCTACTAATGTTTTTAAATCTGTAAATGGAGATTGTCCACTTGCGTTTGTAGGTAGCGCCGATGTAGGAACAGCAGTTGATGTATCAATTTCAAATATATCAACATACTCTTGAAACGTCTTTAGATCATACGATCCAAAAGCATCTGGCTGACCGTCAGAACCAATTCCGTCTCTAGGTCTGTTTGACTTTGGTCCCATCGGCATTGTAACATAGTTAGGTCCTGATTCTGGCTGGGGAGGATTATTACTAGGATGGCTTTCCGAGCCGCCAACAATAGGTATGAGCTGTCCACTGTCATTATAAATTTCAGTTGGATCAAAATTAACTAATTCTTCTAGTCTAGGAGCTCTTGGTGCTGCTGATGGAACGTCTACTCTATCGTTACAAATAAGTGCTACCGTCTTGTTTCTAACAAGAGCTGTGTTAAAATAATAGGTTTTTGTTATAATTGGAAAGACTGTAGCCTTTGAATTAAAATCTCTGTCTGTCAAACTAAATGCTTGGTAGTATCTTAATAAAAATCCTGTTTTACCTATTAACATAACTAATGGTACGCCATCTGCCGTAGGGTGTGGAGATCCGCCTGGTGTGGCACTAAACCAACCAATATAACTTGCACCAAGTTTAGAGTCAATTAAACTCATAGTAGTCACAGGATTACTATCCTGTGGAGACATGTTTTGGACAAATATATTATTTACAAATTGACCATCAAGTGGTATCGGGTAACTATATACTTTGCCATTGTATGGTAAGGGAACTCCGCCGGCAAAGGCTGTAGGACCTCTGTGAGCTTGTCCCATAAAATTTGGAAACTCATCAACTGCATATGGACCTGCGCCCGAACCTGAATATTGATACTGTGGAAATTCTACCCAACTAGGTACTCCGCCTTCATCAGCAATAGTAGAGCCAATAAATGGAATCATGTCAGGTGCGCCTGTAAAAGATTCAGGAACAGATATCTCTGCTTCAGATCCGCTATCAATTCCAAATTCTCTATCAGTAGTCATTGCAGCAAAATCTGGCAACTGTTTGACAAGTTCTTTAGCAGCCGTTGCTCCTAAAGATTGTAAAGGATTCGCAGATGCAGGAGATGCTGCTGCATTAACTGCTTCTTGCTTTTGCTGTAGAATACTTTTTGCTACAATAGCTCCAGTAATTGGATTAATTAGATCAGCTAAAAGATTTGGAATATCTAATGATGATTTGTATTCTGGTCTAGGTGCTGCCCATCTTTTGTTAGGTAGTGTTTTGTCTGCAATATCTACAACTCTACCTGGTCCAGCTTTAGCATTTGAAGGTTGTGCTGTAGAATAAGCTATCGATGCGTCCATACTTTTATAACCAAGATACTCTCCTAGAGCATAAGGAGTATTTTGCTTAATAGGTCCTACTTCTCCTTCGTCTTCAGATACGCCGCCATCAGCTTCCCAATAGAATTTGCCGTCTACTCGTAATAAAGCTCTTGTTTCTTCAGGATCTATTTCAAGTCCAAGTGCTTCAAGATAATATTCTCTTTGTTTTTCAACATCGCCAAGAATACCATCTTCACCTGTCATTTCCGCAGGATCGCCTATGCCTCCGTTCAAAGGCTCAGGTGTTTCTATTAGTTTCCTTACTTCTTCAGCTTTGTTTCCACTTGCGCCGCTTAATGAAACTGCTAACTGTGCTTTTTCTAAATCATTCATTACCCAACTGGAAACTAATCCTGTATCTGGATTTTCTGCACGTTTACGCACTAATCTAATTTCATCTCTAATATTAGTAGTAGCAGTGATGATACGATTATATTCTGGTGTTAAATCTAAATGCTTATACGGATCTGACATTAGCCTATGTTATCCCTTGTTTTCATTATGTCTGCTAGGTATAGCGGAGCATACTCTGTTTTAGTTGGTAGGCCTTCTGAGTCGCCGCCGCCCCAATATCTATTTGAAAGAATTCCTGTAATTTTTCCAGCTTGTTGCCCCTTCCAAGCAATATCAACATGTATATCTCTATTGTTCATATATCCTCGACCTATTCCAATTCCAGTACAACCTGCATTTGCACAAGCCTGAACAAAATTCAACATTATTTCAAGGTCGTCTTTATTAGTTGCATATAATTCTTTACCGCCCATCTTGTCTAAGTAAAGTACTACATCAGCGCCATAGCCTTTGTCGTGTCTGTTTGATCCTGTTCTATTTTTACGGTTAATTCCACCTTGATTTTTTGGAACTTGGCCGCCACTAGTAATTAAAACATCAACCTTTGCTGTTGCTGCTGCACCTTCTATAATACTGTATAGTTCTTGTTGTATAGGCAAAGACCTAAAAGAACCAGCATTGCCATATTTAACTTTGCCAGTAGCACTTCCTGTTTTAACTGAAAAAGTACTAAACGGTGCATCAGGAAGGGAAACAATAGTTCCTTCTGGAGTTGTAACAACTTCTTTTCCTGCGTAACCTGTAGGTTTGTTCTGTGTTGTTCCCACTCCGCCTAGGTACCCGCCAATGGCCGCGCCTGCTGATTGCACAGATGCATAGGTAGTAGGATTTACATTTACCCAATTTGTAGGATTTGCAAGTTCTCCGTTAATTTGATCTAATTGCCCTGAGCTCTTAAGAGCTTCCATTTTCATTGCATGTTGTGCAATGTTTGCAGGGTTGTTAGCTACAGTATCTGCTTGTCTTATATACACTCCTTTAGTGTCAGTATCTAATCTATCTGCAATGATACGCATATCATATTGGATATCTTCAAATATAGATGCTATTTCTCTAAGACATGCCTGGTGTGCTAAATCATGGTCAATATGAACGTGATCCGGAGGACTACTACCCGGATCAGTATCAATGTCTGTATGATTAACCGTGGTTTGGCCAGTACCTTCAACGGTCGCTTCTTCAAAAATATTGCCGGGTCTTGCAGCCATGGTTGTCCTCGCTCTATATTACTATATATTTAGCCGAGGTTTTAGACCATTTGAATATTGCTGGTACTCGTAGTGTATTGTTTTGCGATATCTGATTCTGTTTTAGCAATACAACTTACTGTGGATGCTAAAACGTTAAATTTAGCATCTGGTGATACACTATACATATATGGCGCCAATCCTAGGCCTTGCTGTTGCATAACCAATACCATAGGTTTATGTAGTGTAAATTTTGTATCTGATTCATCTTCGAGACGAGCAACAATCTCTTCGCCTGAGCTTAGTTTTAGAGACACGGTGTCTCCGTTTTTGTATGGGGTTTCAATTAACATATTATAAAGTGTATCCTGTTCCGTTATATCCGGTGTTATCAATGTATTCTATCATTTGTTCGTAGCCGCCTACACTTGTTCCGCTTATCTTAATTTGCGGGAATGTTCTTGCTGTAGGAAACTGTTCAAACAATTCTTCACGAGTAAAATCTGTGTCTAATGTATAGTACTCAAATTTTAGATTATACTTTTCACAAAATGCTTTTGCCTTTGTACAACTTGGACATGCTGGCTTGCCATAAATTTCAATCATAATGAAAAGCCTTTTAATGAGTCCTTGTCTACGTCTTGTTTGATGCCGCCAATGATATATGACTCTACTTCAGTCTCTTGTGGTGCAACTTGTAGCCCAGAGCTACTTAACCAATGTGTAGTCCATGGAAGCGGGTTAGTGTTTACTGGTTGGTCAAATATTGCATTGAAGCCTAGAGCCTTTAGTCTACGGTTAGCAATGTACTCTACATATTGATGTAACAATGTACTGTTGAGTCCAATCATGCTTCCGTCTTTGAACAGGTAGTCTGCCCAATCTTTTTCTTCTGCAACACACTCGCGCCACAGATCGTATACTTCTTCTTGGCATTCTTTTGCAATCTTGGCCATTTCTGGATCGTCTTTGCCTTGCGACCACAACTTCAATACGTGTGTGCTTAGTGCCAAGTGTTGTGCTTCGTCTCTAGCAATAAGACTAATAATCTTAGCTGAACCTTCCATTAGCTTTAGTTCTCCAAAGCCAAATGTACATGCAAAACTTACATAGAAACGCAAGCCTTCTAGAATGTTTACAGTCTGCATAGCAAGATACATTTTCTTTTTTACATCTCGCATACTGCCTTCGCCACGGTGTGTGTAAGCATCAGCTGCTTCTGTAAATGCATCATAGTGTTTAGTAACACTTGTTGCACGAGCAATAATCTTCTCGTCATCTAGAATAGTGTCAAACACTTCTGCAGGGTCAGCATACACGTTCTTCATAATATGTGTGTAGCTACGTGAGTGAATTGTTTCAAAGAAGTCCCAAGTAACAATACAACCTTCTAGTTCAGGAAGTGAAACATGCGGCAAAAATGCCAGGCATGGACCACGTCCTTGGACACTGTCGAGCAGTGTTTGATACTTTAAGTTAGCTGTAAAGATATGCTTCTGCTCTGGACGGAAGTTAGCAAAGTCAGCACGATCTTTTTGTAGACTTACTTCTTCTGGACGCCAAAAGTATCCAAGCATAGTTTGATTTAGTTTATCAAACACTGGAAACTTAAACACATCATAACGCTGTGTATTTTGATCTGCACCGAAGAACATATTCTGTTTGGTGAAGTCTACTTTTTCTTTATTAAAAACGGTCTTTGCCATTTGTCTTCCTCTGTATGTCTGTCTTACTATATCAGTATAGTAGTTCTATGCGGTTTTGTCAACCATTAAATTGCACATGCTTCACATTCTTCATCATCTTCTGTTATAGATTCTGGCTGTAATTCAACTTGCGGCTTTTCATCTTCCAATTCACTTGGATCAGTTTTGTAATCGTAGGTGTTTTGATAGTAAGATGTTTTCCAACCATACTTGTATGTGTTTAACAAATCTTTTATCATTACACTCATTGGTACCTCATTGTTTTCAAACTGCGTAGGATTATAACTCCAATTTCCTGATATAGCTTGATCAAAAAACTTCTGCATTACTGCAACAACATTAATGTAACCTTCGTTGTTTGGCATATCCCAAAGCAAAGAATAATAATTCTTTAGCGTTTGATACTGTGGAACAATCTGCTTAAGAGGCCCTTTCTTGGACTTCTTAACGGACAAGTAGCCTCTAGGAGGTTCGATTCCATTTGTTGCGTTCGACACAACGGAACTGCTTTCCGAAGGCATTTGTGCGGACAAAGTGCTGTGCCTAAGTCCGAATTCCAATATGTCTTTCCTAAGAGATGCCCAATCATAATTAAGTTTATTTTCTACAATAGTATCAACATCTGTCTTATATGTATCAATAGGAAGGATGCCGTCGCTGTATTTAGTGCGGTCAAAGTAGTCACAAGCGCCTCTTTCCTGCGCTAAATTGTTGCTGGCTTTAAGCAAATAGTATTGGAACGCTTCAGTTAAGTCATGTACTAACTTCCATGCTTCTTTATCACTGTATTGTACTTTATTCTTAGCAAGGAAGTGCGCTAGTCCAATGTAGCCTATACCTAATGAACGTCTTGCTTTTGTGCTAATTTCAGCTGCCTTGATTGGATACTTTTGGTAGTCAATAATTTCTTCTAATGCTCTAACTGCTAGATCGCATAATTCTTCTAAGTCGTCTAACTGTCTAATAATACCAACGTTGATTGCTGACAAAATACATAGAGCAATTTCACCTTCTGGATCATCAATGTGTGTCAAAGGTTTTGTTGGAAGTGTAATCTCTTGACACAAGTTGCTCATGTAAACTGTGTCCTTGAATGAACTGTGTGTGTTACAGTGATCAACATTCATAATATAAATGCGTCCTGTTTCTGCACGTTCTTTAATTAGAGCAGAAAACAATTCCATTGCCGGAATAGATCTTTTCTTAATACTTGTAGCACGTTCATACTTTTCATAAAGTTCTTGAAACTTGTCTGCATCACCAAAGTATGCTTCGTACAGTCCAGGCACATCATGTGGTGAGAAAAGAGTTATGTCTCCACCGGACAACAACCTTTCATACATTGTTTTGTTAAGTTGAATCGAATAGTCTAGCTTACGTACTCTGTTGTCCTCTGTACCTTTGTTGTTCTTAAGTACAAGGATGTCTTCAATCTCTTGATGCCAAAACGGGAAGTGTGTAGTAGCACTACCACCGCGTACACCATTTTGCGTACAACAACGTACAGTTGATTCAAACTTTTTTAAGAATGGGACTATTCCTGTGTGGGCAACTTCTCCACCCCTAATTTTTGAATTAACGCCTCTGATTCTTCCCGCGTTAATGCCAATTCCTGCTCGTTGGGCTGTATAGCGTCCAATAGCCATGTCACTGGCAAAAATACTATCGAGAGTATCGTCACTGTCAACAAGAACACAACTAGCAAACTGGCGAACAGGGGTACGCACACCAGCCATAACGGGTGTAGGTATGTTGATCTTAAATAATGAGGTCGCATCATAATATCTCCTTACGTAATGCATACGTGTTTCTTTTGGGTAGTTAGCAAACAATGTTGCTGCGATCATCATGTACATCATTTGAGGAGTTTCAAAAATTTCTCCAGTAGAACGATCCTGACATAGATACTTGTCAACCACTTGACGTAGTCCAGCATAAGTAAAGTTCTCATCTCGCTTGTGACGAATGTAACTATCTAATGTTGTAATCTCGTCTGCTGTGTATGACTTTAATATAGCCGGGTCGTATACACTACGCTCAATATTACTATTAATATTTTGCTGTAATGTAATAGCATTGTACTCGCCAAAGACCATTTTGTTTACACCATAAGATAGTAAACGTGCTGCCGCATATTGATAGTTTGGATTGTCTAAACTAATAAGATCGTTTGCGCTACGTACTAACACTTCTTGAATCTCAGCAGTACTCATGCCATCGTAAAATTGTAAATTGGCGTTCATTTCAATTTGACTTGAACTTACTCCAGCTAAGTTCTCACATGCATGTTCCACAACTTTGTGGATCTTGTCAATGTTGAGTGATTCTTTAGTGCCGTCACGCTTGACGATCATTGTTCCATTAGACATTTCTTTTCCTCTTTGTTATTTGATATTTAGTGAAGTGGCGGCATCTTATATTCAAGTTCAGAGTAGACAGTTTGTGGTAAGTCTTTTCTATGAACATAAGAGTCTCCGTTGAAACCAACAACAAAATTATCTATCATTAGTAGGTAATGAGTATCTGAGTTTTTGTTGTCTCGTGTTATGTTTATCTCAAAATTCGAGGTAGATAAACGATCTGTTAACTGTAAAGAATAACATATTGCAAGGATTTTTACAAATTTACAATAGACATTTTCCTCTAATAATTGCCAAGGATCAGGCCATGTGCTTTGTGTATATGGATCAATTGCAAGTGTAGTTAATGGTGCTTGGTTATAGAAGTCGATAGCGGTTTGTATAGGGTCATCACACACTTCTAACATGTCTCTAAACTCGCGCCAGAGAGACATTCTATCTTCAAATTTTTTGTCAAACATTAATTTTTACACATCATGCTTTTGTTTTTAATTTATAATGAAACTCTCCAATATCACTAGGCGTAGTGTTTCTTGCCTTAATTGATATAGTAGCTGTTCCATCGTCTACAGTATATTCAGCATCGAATGATAAATTATTAGCTTCGCTTTCTGTTCCTGTAAAATCAAAATCATCGGACAAATTGTACGTGTCATTTACAGGATCAACAATAATAGTCATCTTTCCCGAACGGTATGCTTGTATTATAGCAGATTTATACAAATAGTCAACCTCTAATGCACGAATTCCTTCAGCGGGTAGCTTAAATAATTTTGTAAACTCGTTAAACTGCCCAATTGACAGTTGATGTGTGTAGTCTAGGTCAGTAATAACTGGGCCTTTTACTTCTGGTACATATTGCATCGTTGTCCACTCTACATATGTATCATCTTGTGCCCAAGCCGGTGTACGATTGTTAGCTAAGATGTCTGTTCGTTCGAACCAATCTCCTTTTGAGGAGTTATACGAATTGGTAAAATCAATAACAGGATGAGTTATGTTAATATCTGTGCCTGCTTCATTACCAACTCTATAAAATTTATTGTTAAGGCTTTGATTTTCTTTACCAGCAACAATTTTAATTGCGGATTGGTAGATGCTATCAAATTTACATTTTGTAATTAAGTTGTTGATCGGTCCTGTTAATTGTCCGTCAACACCTAATATAGTATCAAGTCCAAATGCAAAACCTTGCCACAATGTTTTAAACTCACAGTTTTGCCAAACGTTATCGATAATATCATTATTAGATTTAACTGCTGTTACAAATCCTTCAACATTAACATTAGTAAATGTATTCCTTTTTGTATTAACTGTTGTGCTAAGAGCTGTTAATTCGATTCCGTTTATTGTGCCGTCTACTGTATCGCCCAAACTATATGAGCCAGTAATTTTTATGTTACTAAAGACACTGTCAACACAACTTTGTAGCGCAAGTCCTGCGCCTGCGGTTGATTGAATACTTAAACCGTCTAATGTAATATTTCTTGCTTGATTTAGTGTTGTGCTAGTTGAATCAGGTGCAGGAGTGCCCGGAATACTTGTATCGTTTACTGTTTTAAATGCTGGAAATGCACCTGATATAAAGATTGTTTTGTCAGCGCCTGCGCCTTGTATAGTACAGTACGGAGGTAAATGCAATGAATCAGATAGTGTATACGTGCCTGCTTCGATATGTAAAACTACTCTAGACTGCGAAGTGCCTTTGCTTGTTGGGTTTAAAAATAACTGATCAATTGCTCGTTGAAGAGATGCTGTTTGATCTAACCCATCTCCTGATGCTCCAAAAGAACGTATGCTTACCCTATCATCTAATCTAGCTTGCAGGGTTCTTAATACAGGTGCATTAGTAGATAAACCTGTAGTAATATTTAAATCTTTTCTATATGTATACGTGTTTGCAAATTCAAATAAGTTATCATGTTCACTTAATAATTTTGTATTGCCTACATACGGAGAGCCTTCTGATACTGCACCGTTTCCAATAAACAGTTCTTGTGTATCAACAGCCCAACCAAGTTCGCCGCTTGCTAATTGCGGTAAACCCGTGCCTTGATTCTTTTGTCCTCTACGAACTTGTATTCTTGATATTTGAACAACAGCCACTGAGTGTCTCCTACATTGTAATTACATGTATTTATTCAATTAGTCAACAACAATAATATCATCGTCGTCAGAAAATTGCCGTAGCGATCTATTACTCTGTTGTGTGTCTTGTAAGGTATTGTGTTCGTTGTGTATCAAACTAACAGTAAATCTAATCCTATTTAGAGCATATGCAGTATCACTCCACGATCTATCACCAGCTGGCATATCAGCAATGGATCTTTCCATAATGTCACTACAATACTTTAAAGAGTTACTATGGAACACCCGTTCGTTACCATATGACATTAAGTCGTCATATTGTGCGCATATGTCATTGTAGCCGTGCCCAAAATCAGGAAAAATGTATCCGCGGCCTTCATTAAATTGATTCTCAGGGCCATGAGCAAGTCCTACGCTGTGTCCTATCTCATGTAAGTCTGTGTACACATCACATCTAGAAATAGAACCTGGTGGATACCCTTGTCTAAAATATCTCTTAACTCTAGCTACACCACATGTGCCTTGCGGTGACCAACCATGACCAAGTGCTATGTCAACATCTTTATTAGCTAACATACTTCCAATATTACCTGGGTCATGCCAATGTGCTTGTTGCAGGCGTTTGAGTTTAAACCGTATATGAACCCCTGACTTTTCATAGATTTCATTGTATTGGTCAACTCGTTTTTGCCATTTTATCCACTCATTACTGTCTTGAGCATACTCGTCATAGAGACCTACAGTGATGTCGTCACCGTTACGCCAATGTGAGTGATACAATAGTATTGCAAGTTCCCACACTACAATCTGCTCGTCTTCCTCGCCATAGTAAATGAGAGACTGTCCCCCGTATTGCCGGTAGCCTGCACAATCAATATTACCGTCAACTAGGCACACTGGTTCTTCCTCAATGAAAAACTGAATCTCTTGATTTCCTAATGTGAAGATTCCGTTGCCTAGCTGTCCGTCTCCATAAATTTCAACAGTGTCTCTATCAACACGTACGGCATTACCTATAGTTGAAGAACTATGCTTCATGCCCCAAGGCTCTGGCTCACCTTTGAAGTTGGTATAGTTAACCTTAACAACAACAGGTTTGAATGCATCTCCAAATTCTTCAGTCAAGGATAGTGTTAGTGTAGGCGGGCTCCATCCACATGCTGTAGATTGCGCATCCTTTTCAACATAGGTTCCACCTTCGCCG